GGTCGTCCGTCTCCTCGCTGTTCCCGCTGGAGATGTTCGAGCCGCTGCTCAACAAGAGCCTCCAGTTCACCTCCAGCACGCACGCATGGCCCGAGGAACTGCGCCGGGAGTTCGTGATCGTCACCGGCTGGGACTTCGCGCTGTCCGAGAAGGTGGCCGCCGACTACACGGCGAAGTACACGCTCGCGTACCACCGACGCACCCAGAAGCGGCAGGTGCTGGAGATCAGACGCTGGAAGGGCATCACGTTCGACCGGCAACTGCACGAGATACAGCAGTCGTACAACCGGTACGGCGACGACGCGGTGGTGCTGGAGTCGGTGCTCTTCCAGCGCATCTACAAGAACTGGATCACCGAGCGGACCTCGATCCCGGTCATCGGGCACGACACCGGGACCGAGAAGCAGTCGCTGGAGACCGGGGTCCCGTCGCTTCTGCTGGCGCTGGAGCGCGGGCTGTACGTCGTCCCGTACGCCTCGGGAGTTACCCGGGAGATGGTCGACATCTGGCTGGCGGAGTGCATGGCCTACGGCTGGGTGAACGACAAGTTGCAGGGTGTCGGTGAGCACGACGACACCGTGATGGCGTGGTGGCTCGCCGAACTCGGGCTGAAGAAGGCCGGGGGCGGCCAGTACGGCGCGATGCACCTCGGCCTGTCCGACACGGTGGAGATCTGATGCCCGGCGTGATCGAGCCCGGCGACGTGGTGCTCACCCGGTCCAAGGGGTGGGTCGGGTGGATCATCCGGTTCGGAGCGGCCCTGCTGGACCGCCCGAACATCCGCAACCACGTCATCGTGGTGCACCACCGCGACGACGCGGGCACGCTGTGGGGCATCGAGGGCAGGCCCGGCGGGGTCGGCTGGGTCGACATGACGGCCGTGATGCGCTCGCGCCTGACCTCCACGAACGCGGCGCAGCCGAAGGACCTCCGGGCCCGGGCCACGATCGCATCGGCCGTCGAGGCGGCGATCGAACGACCGTACGACTGGGGTGCGATCGCGCAGGCGGCGGCGGAGTCGCTGCGCATCGACCGACTGTGGCGCTCGCCGGAGTTCCGGGAGGACGGACTGGTCCCGGTCGGGGTGATCTGCTCCGCGCTCGCCGACTGGGCGTACGAACGAGCCGGTCTGGCAAGTCCCGGAGGAGCAGGCCGGACCCGGTACACGACACCCGCCGACTGGGACCTGTTCATCCAGTCGCGGGGCTGGGAGCCATAGCCCCGACACACCGCACGAGCGTGCCTGTGGTGGCGCGGCACGGCCTTGCGGCAGTATTGACCAACAAACCGACGGACGAGGACCAGCATGTCGCTCCAGCCATACGGTCTCGTGTCGACGCTAGACACGACCGGCGACGAGATCGTCCCCGGCCTGACTCGTCAGCAGTATGAGTTCGACCGGCAGCGCTACGACGACGCGGTGATCGAGTACGCCCGGGCGCAGGAGTACTACGCCGGGGAGCAGTACGAGAAGGAGAACGACGAACTCTCGGTGTCCGCCGGGTACACGGCGGCGAACAAGCGGATGCCGGAGCACCTGCGCAAGCATGCCTACTCGTCGCACATCCAAGAGGCGATCGACATCCTCGCCGACATGTTCGCCTCCGGGATCAAGTTCGAGGGCCCGCACTCGGTCGAGTTGAACAAGTGGTGGAAGGCCGGGGAGATGGAGTCCCGGATCGACGACTGGTTCCGCGAGGCGTTGATCACCGGCCAGTCGTATGCCACGCCCGTGTTCGACGCGGACGACGACTCGATGGACGCCGACTTCTGGCAGGCCGACGAGATGTGGCCGGTGTACCGGCGGCAGAACTACCGGGAACTGGAGCGGCTGTACCGCTTCGAACAGGTGGACGACATCGACGGACAGCGGGAACTGGTGCACGTCTTCCTGCGCCGCCCGATGCTCGACGAGGACGGCGAGGTGATGTTCCGGGTGGACGTCGACACCGAGACGATCTCGCCCGTGATGCAGATCGTCGAGTACGTGCTCGACGAGCAGTTGGAGATCTACGACGTGGTGTCCCACGCGGTCCCGGACTTCGAGGTGGTGCACGGTCGTGGTGACACCCGGCGCAAGGTGCGCTCGTCCTTCGGCGACACGATGATCACCAAGAAGGTACGCGGCACGGCGGACCGGTTCAACGCGCTCGGGCAACTGGGGTTCCGGGTCGCCCGACAGAACTCGTTCGCCACGATCGGCGTCGTCGGCGATCAGGCCCTGCTGGGTGCGGGGTCCCGTGACGACGGCATCGCCAAGGACGTGGCCGACGTGCTGCGCTTCCCCGGCGGCACCGACCTGAAGCCGATCACGCTGCCCACCGACCCACGGATGATCGAGAGCCAGCAGCGGCTCTTGGAGAAGAACCTGTACCGCGAGTTCGGCCTGACGAAGATCGACATGGAGGACATCGGCGGTCTCGGCACCGTCTCGGGCTACGCTCTGGAGGTACTGAACCGCAAGGACCGCGCAACGCACCAGAGGGTCCGGAAGAATGCCATCTCGGCGATCCGGACACTCGCGAACCGGATGCTCGACATTCACGCCTACCGGATGGGGGAGGCGGAAGGCCGGGACTGGTGGGATGTCGACCCGTTGGAGCGGTATCCGGACCGCGCGAAGATCGAGGTAGTGATCGGCTCCGGCGACATCGTGGACGCCGTCGGTGACCGCGAGGACTACGAGGCCGGTATCGTCTCGCGCAGGTTCGTTCTGCGACGCAAGGGTTTGGACAAGACCGACATCGACACGATCGAGTCGGAGGTCCAGTCCGAGGCCCGCTTCCAGACCCAGTTGGGCACCGAGGCCGCGAGAGCAACCGCCGACCAGCAGGCCGAGACCCAGTCGCGACTTCAGGCCGAGCACGCACAGCAGCAGATAGAGATAGAGCGGGCCAAGCCCACGCCTAGCACGCAGACCGGCACAACCCAGAGGAGCACATGATGGCTGGAACCCTGACCGTCACGGTCACGGACCACGGCGGCACCGTCGTTGCGGGCGTGCTCGTCCGCGCCTACGACGCACTGGGCGTCTTCGGTGGCTCGGCCACGAGCAACGGCTCTGGTGTAGCCGTCGTCACCGTCGCCGCTGGCACCTACACGGTGCACGTGGAGGAGATGAACACCCGCGTCTACCAGCCGCAGTGGGTCGGTGCCCACGGCGAGGGCGTGGCCACGCAGGAGCAGGCCGGGACGTTCACCGTCGCCGATGCCGGGAACGTGGCCATCCCGGTCCGGCTGGAGACCGACCTTCACCTGTTCGGTGAGGAGGTCGACGGCGCACCGTGGTCGTTCTGGAAGGACACCACCGCTGGTGGCACCGTCCTGAGGCTGCTGCCGGGCGAGGAGCGGCGGCCGTTCAGCGGTGACAAGACCGATCCGCTGTACAAGCACGTCCTCGTCGGACCGTTCACGACGGCGGCCAAGGCCGCTGCCGCATAAGGAGAGACCATGCCGATCGACAAGGCACTGTCACGCAAGGGTGCTCCCGTGTTCGGGATCGACCCGAAGAAGGTCCCGGGTTACGCCGGGACCAAGTCCACGCCGTGGATCGTCAGGGGAGCGCTTCCCCCGGCACCGCGCAACCCGAATCTCGCTCTGGTCCGCAACACGCAGCAGGACCAGATCTACGACGCCAAGGGCCGTCCCAAGTACGGCCTGACGGGGCTCATCCCGATGCTCTACCGTCCGGGTGGGCTGCTGTACAAGCCGTAGATCCTGCGGCTGACAGACAACTGAATAGGAAATCATCCTGTACGTTTTCTACCGAAGGGCCGACGACGGCGCTGACTGCTGCGGCAGGCATCCGAAACGACGGCACTTCGAAGAAGGAGAAACCAGATGTCTCGTGGCACCCCTGCCGGACCGGCGGGCAGCGGCCTCATCCCTCCGATAGCAGGTGGCAACCAGTCACCTCCGAACGGGGGAGCACCGCCGCCTCCGGACGACAACGATCAGCACGACTCGCTGGACGAGGACCTGATCGACTCGCCGCCACCGCCGGACGACGACGATGACGACGACGACCACGATGACGATGGAGACGGCTCCGACCGGGAGTCGCCGGAGGAGATGGAGGAGCGGATCACCCGCGCCGTGGAGGAACGCCTCCAGAAGCGGTTCGACCGCGCCATCAGCAAGACCCGGCGGCGTCTTGAGGAGCAGTACCGGAGTGCCGACGACTCCGGTGACGACGATGACGATGACGACGACGGCGGGGAACACCCTCCTCCCCGGACCCGGCGTCGCAGCGACAGGTCGAGTCGACGGTCGGACGTGACGTCCATCCGGATGCTCGCACGGGACCGTCTCAGCGATGAGATGGAGCGGTCTGGCTCTGCGGAGCGGACCGCCGTCAAGAAGGTCATCGACACGGTGATCCCGTACGTGGACTGGAGAAGCGTCGATCAGGACGACGTCATCGACGAACTCGTCGAGTCGTTGTCCGGGACCGCCAGCGACCTGATTCGCATCGGGTCCGAACGCAAGGTCCGCCAACTGCGCACCATGGGGGCACTGCCCCCGGCATCCTCCCAGCCGGGAGGCGCGCAGCGCGGTGGACAGCGAGACACGGCGGCCCAGATGCAAAGGGGTAAGTCGCTCGCAGAGCAGCGCTACCCAGACGGTAAGCGTCGGCTAGGCGGCAGGCGCTGATAGCAAGGAGACAGGCATATGGCTTGGCACCCTCAGATCGAGCGGATCGACGGCAGTGCGGCAGCCACGCTGACACAGGAGGCGGAGTTCCTCGCGTCTGAGAACTACACCGCCAAGCGAGTCGGCATCACGCTGGACGCATCGCTCGTCACCGCAGACGGAAACGGGGACAAGATCCTCCCCAAGGGCCGAGCGGTCGGTCGTGTGACCGCCACCGGTCGCTACGGACCCTACGACAACGCGGCTGTTGACGGCCGCGAGGTCGCCAAGGGCTTCCTGTTTGAGAGCGTGAACCTGAAGAACGGGAACGCTGTCGTCGGTCTCGTCATTCAGGGATCCGTTATCGCTTCCCGCTGCACCGGTCTCGATGCCGCCGGGGAGACCGATCTCGCCGGACAGTTCACGTTCCAGTAGGCCCAACAGGAGGGTAATGACATGGCACTTTGGGAGTTGGAAGAGTTCCAGAACCCGACGTTCCTCGGCTTCATCCGCTCGATCCCCGAGCCGGAGGAGTTCCTCGGCGGGTCGCTGGACATCCTGCCGAACAGGACGATCGGAACGCTGGAGTACGAGTACATCCTCGGCGCGAACAACAGTCAGGCTCGCCGCTCGATCATGGCGAACGTGATGGGTTGGGACAGCGAGGCACCGATCCACGGTCGCCGGGTCCCGACGAACGCCCCCGAGTCCACCGTTCGCGGTGAACTCCCGCCCATCAAGCGGAAGGCGAAACTGTCGGAGAAGGAGATCGTCAAGTTCAAGCAGCCCCGGCCCGGCACCTCGGACCGTGAGGACGTTCTGAACTACGTCTACGACCTGACCGACGAACTGGTCACGGGCGTTCAGGCCCGGCTGGAGTGGCTGCGCATGCAGGCACTGTCCGAGGACGTGGTCGTGGTGGATCAGGAAGGTGTCGACGTCCAGATCGACTTCGGCATCCCGACCACGCAGCAGTACAACGTCAACACGGACGACAACCTGTCGACGTGGTGGGAGGACACGACAACGTCCAACCCGCTGACCGACCTCGACTACATCTGCAACAAGTACGAGGTCGACCACCCCGGAGTTCGTCCGACGCGAGCCATCGGCGATCCGACGACGAACATGCACATGCTGAACAACGCCAACCTGCGCGAACTGGCCCGGGGCCCCGGCGGTCCCAGCATCCGGCTCACGCAGGACGAACTGAACGCGCTGCTCAACATCTACGGGGTGCCGTCGGTGACCACGTACGACGTCTCGTTCTTGGAGGAGAACCACGACGGGACGCTCACGGCGGTGCGGCCGTTCAACCGACGCAAGATCGTGCTGCTTCCGCCCGAGAGCATCACTCTCGGGAATACGCTGCTCGGTCCGACGGCGGAGTCCCGTTCGATCCCCGGAGTGGCGTACACGCAGTACGCGCCCGGCATCGTCGGCTCCGTGTACGGCAACGACGAGCCCCCGTCCGAATGGGTCAAGGTGGCCGCTGTCGGCTTCCCGTCCCTGCCGGGCGCGGAGTACGTCGTCCAGATGACCGCCCGCAACGACCTCACGTAAGGAGGAGACATGGCTGCCATGAAGTCCGGAGAGAACCCGGCCAACTTCGATGTCGACGAGGTGCAGGACTACCTCGACTCCGCCAACGCGCAGGAGCGCCAGCGGGTGATCGACGCCGAGAAGTCCGGCAAGAAGCGCAAGGGCATCGTCGAGTACAAGGCCCAGTCGTCCACGGGGGGAGGCTCGTCGTCCACGGGGGGAGGCTCGTCCTCCGGGGGCGGCTCTTCCTCGGAGAAGGCGGCTGAGACGAAGAAGGCCGACAAGGGCGACGGCCAGTCGGTCGACACGGAGAAGGTCGTCTCGCAGGACGAGCGGGAGATGCAGGACCCGCTCGACGAGGGTGAGACCGCGAACGAGAAGTGGACCGAGGAGTCTGCTGACGTCGCGGCCAAGCAGCCCGCGCAGGTGGCCTTCGCCGCCGCTGCCGAGGCCGACGCCAAGGCCACCGAGGAGAACCTGAAGGAGGTTCGCTCCGGTGGCGGAGGTCCCCGTGGTGCCACGATCGCCAACCAGCAGCCGGTCGCAGTGACCGGGAAGAAACTGCGCGACATCCCGCTCGGAGCGACGATCAAGGTGAGCCCGGTCGCCAAGACCGACGGCGGCGACGGGTCCCGTCCCGCTGCGGCGACCAAGGTGACCGACAACATCTGGACGCCGTTCAAGGCCCCCGCCAACACCGGAGGTCTTGGTGCGGCTGCGGCTGCCACGGCCACCGCGTCCACCGGTCAGAAGGCTGCCACCATCGCGGCGAACGCCCTGACCAAGTTCTAGTCGGAGGAGCGGCGTGCCCATCGTCGACATCGACAGGTTCACCCAGTACGCCGGATACGTGCTCGACACGTCCGAGGCGGCACGGATGATCACGTTGCTGGACCGGGCACGCCGCGCCCTCGACGGTCAGATCATGGTCCCCGACGAACTGACCGGGGACGACCTGCTCGACTATCAGGACGCGGTGTGCGAACTGGCGCACCTGTACCGAGAGTCGGAGAAGGCCGGGGTCATGGAGATCCTCGCCATGCCGCTGACCCAGTTGTCTCTGGGCACTCTGTTCTGGACCAAGGCGTCCGGTGCGAACTCGTCACCGAGGGCAGTGATGGACCAGTTGCCCACGCTCAGCCGGGTGACCCGCCGCTGGGGCTATGCCTCGCGGCAGCGGATCGTGCTGGAAGGCGAGTTGGGCTACCCGAGTTGATCGGCAGGTGAGGCATGGTGTTCCCGCAGGCCGGACTGCCTGATCAGGTGACCGTCCGGTATCGCACCCCTGTCGACACCGATGACGACGACAACGTCCGCTACGCATGGGCCACCGCCATCAGTCGTCGTCCGGCACGCTTCTACCGTGACGTGCCCAAGGCGGTCCCGCTGGTGCGCGAGGGCCTGACCGTCAATGCGATGGTGGCGTTCAAGTACCAGCCCGGCGACCGTCGCATCTCCTTGCGCGACGAGGTGATCTTGCACGGCCCCGAGTTCCCCGAGAACGGGATGCGCTTCCTCGTCGTCTGGCCGTACCCGAAGATGCTGTGGAGAAGCCAGTCGCACTGGGAACTGGCGATCGGCACCGAGGTCGGGGCGAAGGAGATGGCCGGATGATCATCGTCAACGATCTGGAGTGGAAGAGGGGCATGGCACTGCTGTACCCGGTGATGCACGAAATCGCCGACCAGCGGATGCGGGAGGCGGCGGAGGCCATGCTCGCCGCCGCCACGGAGCGGGTTCACGTCGACACCGGCCTGCTCCGGGCGTCTGGGCGGATCGAGGAGCGCCACCTCGGCTCGGAGGACATCTACGACATCGCGTTCGGTGGCGAGGAGTACGGCGTCGACTATGCCGGGTACGAGGAGTCGTACCACCCGTACCTGACGCCCTCTATCGGAGCGCTCACCGTCTCGATGGAGGCAGACGGGGAGATTGGGGTGGTGGTGTGAACATCGTGACCGCCGCCGCCCGCGAGGCTCGTTCACACTCGACCGTCACGACGTTGGCGACCGGGGGGGTCCACAAGCACCGGTTCCCGGAGGGTCTGGAGGGCACCGGACAGGTGGCGATCTCGATCCGCCTTGGTGGGAACTGGGCGCGGTCGCTCCAGACGGCGCACTTCCCCCGACTGATCGTGGTGGCGCAGGCGGATCCGTCCCGGGACGCCACCGACCAGATCGCCGAGGATGCCGAGGACCGCGCGATCGCGGTGCTGACCGCCCTCGACCACGTCTTCCACCGCCCGACTCGGGAGGCTGTCTGGTGGGGCGGCAGCGGCGGGGTTCTGGTGCTCGGGTCGCAGCGTGAGACCGAGCCCGCCCCGGTGAACCGCCCGAACGTGAAGTCCCAGTGGTTCCAGTGCGTGTACGACCTGAAGGTGGCCCAGTGAAGATCGGAGTCGTCGGCGCGTTCAACGTCTACTCGGGGTACGGGATGGACTCGATCGGGCTGGCGCTGGCGCTGGGCAGGGCGGGCCACGACGTCTACCCGCTCCCGACGAACATCAGCCTCGGGTTGCCCCGCGAACTGGCGATGATGCTCTGCAAGGTCGACCCGCACGCACTGGACGTGACCATAGTCCACGAGCCGCCGTCCCAACTGCGCCCTAGGGAGACGATCCGGGCGATAAGCCGGACGGTGATCGGCTGGACCATGTGGGAGCAGACCGTGCTCGACCCCGCTGACATGCACGACCGGACCGACGTGCTGCAAGACCTTGACATGGTGCTCGCCTACGACCCGGTGAGCCGCGACGCGATCCAGACCTACGACCCGTCGGCTCGCATCGAGGTGCTTCAGGGTGGGGTCGACGCCGACCCGCTGCCGTACCACCACCGCGACTGGCACGGGACGTTCCGGTTCGGGATGCTCGGCGAACTGCACACCCGCAAGGACCCGTTCGTCGCGATCGAGGCGTTCCACGAACTGCGGCAGGCCGGGGAACTGGCCGATGCCGAACTGGTGCTGAAGACGACGAAGCCGGGGCTGCACCCGGCCATCGAGCAGGCGTACCCGGGGGTCAGGGTGATCGCCGACGTCTGGAGTCGGGCACAGGTGGTCGAGTTCCTGCACCAGACGCATGTCCTGCTCGGACCGTCCCGTGGCGAGGGGAAGAACCTGCCCGCGCTGGAGGCCCAGTTGACCGGAGCGGTCGCGATCTGCACGGCATGGGGCGGGCACACGGTCTGGCAGCATCCGGAGTACAGCCCGATGCTGGAGTATACGCTGGAGCCGATCTCCCCCGGGTCGAAGAGCCAGCGGGCGCGGGCATCCAAGGAGCACCTGAAGCAGTTGATGCTCCAGCGCTACGACGATCGCGAAGGGACCCGCAGGATGGGGGAGATCGCCTCCCGGACGATCCGGGCCCAGTGCAGTTGGACCTCCGTGGTGAAACGGCTCAACCGACTGATGATGGTGGCGATGGATGACTGAGATACTCGACCTCCGGTGTCCGATCGACAGCCAGCGCATGTTCGGTCGCCTCGTCGTCGACCGCAGCATACGGATCGTGCCCGGTAACCTCATCGAGTTCGCCTGTGACAAGTGCAAGCGTCGGATGGGTGCCAAGCGGGTGCTGCACCGGTTCGATCTCACGGGGGACCTCATCGAGACGGAGGTCGAACGCGGTGACGAGGTTGCGCCGTTCCAGCCCCGTGTCGGTTCACGGACGGAGCGCATGCTCCTGTCACCCTTGGAGGGGCCAGACGCTGGTCGTCAGCCTCCGGTCGATGAAAGGATCTGAGATGGCAACGAAGGTTCCCAGTGACCTGTCGAAACTGGATGACAAGAAGTTGCAGGCGCTCTGGAACACAGTCGCCAAGGAGGCTGCGGAGTCCAAGGAGGACTCCCGGCGCATCGCCCACGAGGTCGACCGCAGGCTGACCGCCAAGTCTGCCCGGGACCGCTACGACTCCATGTCCGACAGCGAGCGCGAGGCGTTGGCACAGGTGTTCGGAGCCGAGGGCATCAAGTCCAAGGAGAGTGTCAGCAATGGCTAACTCGCTGTTCGACCCCGGCCGCGAGGGGTTCCTCGACGGCACCATCGACTACGACACCGCCGTCATGAAGGTCACGCTGATCCGGGCCTACACGTTCAGCGCCGCGCACAAGTTCGTCTCCGACGTCACGGGTGCCGGTGGGGTCCTGCACGGCACGCCCGGGACGCTGGCGTCGAAGACGGTGACGTCCGGCGTGGCCGACGCGGCGGACCTGACGTTCTCCGCCGTGGCAGCGAATGCCAGCAACCACTCGTTGCTGCTCTATCAGGCGTCGGCGGTCACGGGTGGGGCGGATGTTGCCGCCACCGCACAGCGGGTGATCGCCTTCATCGACACGGGGACCAACTTCCCGATCGTGCCCAACGGCGGTGACGTGACGATTGCATGGGACAACGGCGCGAACAAGATCTTCAAGTTGTAGGTGCTGGGGTCCCATCCGGAGACGACTGATGGGACGTGACGAGTGTCGTTCGTAGCCGCAGTCAGCGCGGGCAACTCCGCTACTGCGACCACGCTTGCCGTGACGCTGCCCGCTGGCATCCAGAACGGCGACGTCCTGCTGCTTCTCACCGGGGCCAACAGCGGCTCTGCCACCTGCACCTGCGCCGGGATGACGTCGGCCAGCGGCCCGAACTACAGCGCCGCCTCGGTGCTCGCCACGTACGTATTCAAGGAGTCGCTGACCGCCGCCGCCTCCGGCACGACCCGCACGGTCACGTGGAACGGCTCGCTGCGCATCGCGATCTCGGGCGTCATCCTGCGGGGGCAGGACTACAACTCGATCATCGTCGGCGCGTTCAAGACCACGGCCGCAGCATCCGCGACTGACAGCGGCGTGACCGCGCAGTCCGGTGACACGGTCGTCCTCGCGTCGGCACGCAACACGAACACAACTGCGCCGGTTATCACGATCGGCAGTCCGTACGGCGTGGAGACCGGGGCCAGCGGCCTGACGACCTTCGCCTCCGGTGCCGACATCTCGACGGCGATCGGCGTTGACACCGGAGCCGGTGGAGTCTCCGCCTCGACGTCACCGGCCGCGACGCACATCAACCAGTACGCGGTCAGTTTCGCCGCCGCGTCGACCGGGATCACTGCCAGTCCCGGAGGCATTGCAACCGCCGAGGCGTTCGGCACGTCGGTCGAGACCTCGCTGCTGACGTCCAGCCCGGGTGGCGTGGCCAGCGCGGAGGCTCTGGGCGCGGTGACGGCGAGCGCAGTCCTGACGTCCAG